TTGTTCCGTTTCTCAAGAAGTTTGAATCAACTGTCAGATGTTGTACTCAAAATGGCATCAGAGGTGGATCAGCTACGGTTCACTTTCCAATCTGGCACCAAGAAATCGAAGACATCATCGTCCTCAAAAACAACAAAGGAACCGAAGACAACCGTGTAAGAAAACTTGACTATTCAATCCAGACTTCAAAACTTTTCTACGAACGTTTCATCCAGGATGGAGAGATTAGCCTCTTCTCACCGCATGACGTACCAGGTCTCTATGACGCTTTTGGTACTGATAAGTTTGACGATTTATATCTGGGCTTTGAACGAGATGAGTCTGTTCCAAGAAAGACTATTGGGGCACAGAAACTGATCCTTGATCTTCTCAAGGAGAGAGCAGAGACTGGTCGTGTTTACATTATGAACATCGATCACTGCAACTCCCACTCGTCCTTCAAGGACAAGGTGAACATGAGTAACCTGTGTCAGGAGATCACCCTGCCTACAGATCCTATCAATCATATTGATGATGAGTTTGGTGAGATTGCACTGTGCATCCTTTCTGCTATCAACGTTGGCAAAGTCAAGTCTGATGAGGAACTAGAAAATCTCTGTGATCTTTCTGTCCGTGGATTGGAAGAACTGATTGATTATCAGGAGTATCCTGTGAAGGCAGCAGAACGCGCCACAAAGGCACGTAGATCGCTTGGGATTGGTTTCATCGGTCTGGCACACTATTTGGCAAAACTTGGATTCAAATATGATTCTCAAGAGGCCTGGGATGCAGTTCATGGTTTGACCGAGGCATTCCAATACTATCTCTTGAAGTCATCTAATCAACTTGCTAAGGAGAAAGGTTGGTGTGCAGACTTTGGTCGTACTAAGTATGCTGATGGCATTCTACCCATCGATACATACAAGAAGGATGTTGATGAAATTTCTAACCAGGAGTTGCAACATGATTGGGAGTCTCTTAGGGCATCTATCTCCACCCACGGTCTACGGCACTCAACACTGTCTGCTCAGATGCCATCAGAGAGCAGTTCCGTTGTGTCAAACGCAACAAATGGAATCGAGCCACCTAGAGACTATCTGTCCATTAAAAAAAGCAAAAAGGGACCGCTCAAACAGATTGTCCCTCAATATGGATCTCTTAAAAACAATTATACGCTTCTTTGGGATATGGAGTCCAATCGTGGTTACATTAATGTTGTTGCTGTGATGCAGAAATTCTTTGATCAAGCAATTTCTGGTAACTGGAGTTACAATCCTGAGCAGTATCCTGATAATGAAGTCCCAGTGTCCACCATGGCACAAGACTTTTTGACTACATATAAGTACGGTTGGAAGACTTCCTACTATCAAAACACTCACGATATGAAGAATGATGAGGTAGTAGAAGAAAAACCAAATTTAGATAATCTGTTAAACGAATTAGAACAAGCCGAGGAGGGAGAGTGTGAATCCTGTGCAGTTTAAAGTTTCTTCAGTAGAGGACAATAACATGACTAAAGTTAAGGGCATGACCGTCTTTAACACTGAACAAGTAAATACCAAAAAGCAACCGATGTTTTTCGGTCAACCTTTGGGAATTCAAAGATACGATTCATACAAGTATCCAGTATTTGATAAACTGACTACACAACAGTTGGGTTATTTCTGGAGACCAGAAGAAGTTTCACTGCAAAAAGATCGTGGGGACTATCAAACACTTCGTCCAGAACAAAAGCATATCTATACCTCTAACCTCAAGTACCAGATTATGCTTGACTCCATTCAAGGGCGTGGTCCTGGGATGGCTTTTATTCCTTACTGCAGCCTACCTGAACTAGAGGCATGTATGGAGGTCTGGGGGTTCATGGAGATGATCCATAGTCGCTCCTATACCTACATCATCAAGAACGTCTACAGCGACCCCTCAGAGGTCTTTGATAAGATCGTTAGTGATCAGCGCATTCTAGACCGCGCTAGCAGCGTCACAGAGGCATATGATGACTTCATCAACAGTGCTCAGACCTGGGGCACTGGTAACATGTGGAGAGAGGACTTTAGAACTTCTCCTTCCTCACAATGGGAGATTAAAGATCTCAAGAGAAAACTTTATCGTGCAGTTGCAAATGTCAACATCCTTGAAGGAATTCGGTTTTATGTTTCTTTTGCTTGCAGTTTTGCTTTTGGTGAACTTAAACTCATGGAAGGTTCAGCAAAAATTATCTCCCTTATTGCTAGAGATGAGAATCAACACCTCGCCATCACCCAAAACATTCTGAACAAGTGGGCTCAGGGTGATGATCCTGAGATGAAGAGAATCATGAAGGAAGAAGAGGAGTGGACCTACAAGGCATTTGATAACGCTGTCAACGAAGAGAAACGTTGGGCAGATTATCTGTTCAAGGATGGATCTATGATCGGTCTGAATGACAAACTCCTCCAGCAATATGTTGAGTGGATTGCCAATCGCCGTCTGAAAGCGATAGGATTGAAACCGCAGTATGATATTGCCGCTAAGAACAACCCACTGCCCTGGACACAGCACTGGATCTCTTCCAAGGGTCTCCAGGTAGCACCTCAGGAGACAGAAGTAGAGTCCTATGTCGTCGGTGGCATCAAGCAAGATGTGAAAAAGGACACATTCAGTGGTTTCCAACTCTGATTCGTGCTATAGATAAGGGGAGACGCATCTCCCCTCATGCCTAGAAATCAGATTTCTGCAGCAGAAATCAAAACAAAAGTAGAGAAGATTAAGAATGAACTCTACTGGGAGGAACATAAGTATGGTTCAGAGGCTCGTGGTTTAGCACATAAATACCTCAATATGGTATTGGATGCTATTGATGAGTATCGACTATGAAAATCCCTGGATCTATTGTAACAGACCTTTTACTAGTGACGATATTCACGACTTTTATGGTTTTGTGTATAACATTACCAATCTCACCAACCAACGACAGTACGTTGGGAGAAAGTATTTTTGGTCTCATCGAAAACCTCCGGGAAAAAAACGCCGAGTAAAAAAAGAATCCGACTGGAAAAATTACTATGGGTCTTGCTCAGAACTTAAAGAGGATATTGAACGACTGGGTAGACAAAACTTTAGTCGCACTATCCTCAGCTTACATAAAACAGCTGGCAAAACAAACTTTGAAGAAACAAGACAACTCTTCCTCCATGGAGTCCTTACCGAATCCCTTGACACAGGAGGACCTGCATACTACAATAGCAACATCCTCAGCAGGTACTTCCGAAAAGACTATTATGATGGAGACTGAAGAAATCGTTGCCGACGTTCGACAGTGGGCAATCGATAAAGTTCAAGAGTACAACGGTAAAGGAATCGAAAGAATCTATGATCAGATGGCCATCATGGCAGAGTTTGATGAGTGGTTTGATCCTAAAGAAGATTTAGAAGTTGTATCACTTGACGAAATCTCTCAAGAGCAGTATGATGACTTTGTTGATTATTCAGACGGTATCGAAAGAGCATAATCAACTGCGGTAATCCCCTTGGTGGTTCAGGGTTAGCGGCGATAGGAACCACCACTTGACTCGCTAGCTCAGTTGGATAGAGCAACTGCCTTCTAAGCAGTCGGTCGTAGGTTCGAGTCCTACGCGAGTCGCTTGACAATTATACATCCACCATGTTATAATTGTCACTTGGGCATCAAGAGAGACCACCACCACCTCCTCTCTTGTGTAAGTCCCGCACTGCGGGTGTGGTGTAGCGGTAACATGCGAGCCTTCCAAGCTCTTGTCACGGGTTCGATCCCCGTCACCCGCTTTCCCTTCGGGGAATATATATTCCTCTATAGCTCAGTTGGTAGAGCAGGTGACTGTTAATCACCCTGTCCCTGGTTCGAGTCCAGGTGGAGGAGCCTTTGCTTGCTTAGCTCAGAGGTAGAGCATCTCGTTTACACCGAGGCGGTCGGCGGTTCGATCCCGTCAGCAAGCATTCCACCAAGGAGGAACATGACCCATGATTACTGTACGTTGCAAAGAATGCGGAACAGAACTGACAAGCACTAGTAAAGTTCAGTTCTGTGGATGTCCCAACCAAATGAGAGTTGCGGACAACAAAGTAGCTGCCAAAGATCTTGATAAGGTCGTAATGGTATCTAATAATCTGGAGAGAAAGATTGATAGTCATTTCTCTAGATCTGAACTCCTCTACCAAGAGGAGAGACGTAGACGCAAAGTTCGTAGACTGGACTTTGAAGTCAAATAAGGAAGAGTGGTCGAGTGGTTTATGGCACTGGTCTTGAAAACCAGCGAAGGTGCAAGTCTTCCGTGGGTTCAAATCCCACCTCTTCCGTTATAATTTCCTCATATTTAATGTTTTTGTAACAGTCTGATACACTAGATACTGTGTAGACAATCTTTCTACCACCATGCATCCCGACGAGTTACAAAACTGGAAAATTATCAAGGAGAAATTTGAGGAAAACGGAACAACAGACAACTACTTCTATAAGCGAGCTTGTGCTATAGTAAGTGGGTTACCTGACCCGATGGACAGTCCCCCAAATGTCTCACAGGATGGATGAAATTAAACCTGAGCACTACATTACTGAAAAGCAGTGTCAGGAAATGATCGATAAAGCAATCGACAAACACAACAAAACTGCTACAATTATTAGTGCGATCCTTGGTGGCATACTTCTGGCATTCTATTGTCATGGAGTCCTGTCATTAGTCGGTCGTGCTTAAATCTAAAGATATATAAAGAAGAACCTCTAAGAGGTGCTTATGAGAACACTTAATACTTTTGTTCTAAATTTTACTATTGCAATCATCGACTTCCTGTATCAAGGAAGAGATTATCAACGTTTTTGGGTGCTTGAGGAGATTGCTCGGGCACCCTATTTTGC